CTATCAAAGCAGAAAGTTTAAAACTTTCCTGGTACATGAGAGGGGGCCTTAGTTACACTGAAGCAATGCACTTAAGTGTTGACGAGCGTACATTGATATCTGACCTGATCAAAGAGAATCTAGAAACTACTAAAAAGACCAAGATGCCATTCTATTAAGTTTTGGTGTCATTTTGGTTGACAAATATTCCCCAAAGTGTTAATATGTAAGTTAGGACCTAAGTAATAACCCACTATATTGGTTGATACTAGTTATCCAATCCGACAGATTTTAAATAACTGTGTAGATTATAGTGAGAAAGGGGCCTAAATACTAGTTACTATGCAGTATCTTGCATAGTATTTTAAACAGGGGACATACCCCAGGAGGAAATAAAATGGAAGTATTAGCAAACGTAAAGAAATGGTCGGCTGGAATCGCTGATGTAGCAGTTTCACTAATGGCAATGTTTATTGCATTAGAAGTACTAGGCGCAGGCAATGTACCGTTTTTTCCAGACGTTCAAGTAATTGAGAACGTAACTGGCATTATCAAAACCTTAGGAGCTGAAGGCTTAGTAGGATTGGTAGCTGTATGGGTACTATACTCAATCTGGAATAAGAAGTAAGCTTAGACTTACACCATTTCCACAAGACAGTAAAGAAGAAGCACTCTTGATTGAGTGCTTTTTTTTGGCTCGTGTTTATATAAATAGTTATAAACTGAACAGGAGAAATAAGAATGGCAACACTAACAGCAACACATCCGGCTCCAGCATATACTGCTGTTACCTACAATGGGATTAAACCGTTAACATTTTTTGAAATTGCATTTGGAACAGATGTTTCAGCACAAAATACCCCAGGGCTAGCAATACAAAAAGTACTTGCTATATGCTCAAATTACGCAACTGTTGTAATTGTTGGTGATTTATTTAACACATCAGCTAACATGACAATAGCTGTTGAGAAAGGAAATGATTCATTAGATTGGGACGGCGGAGGTGCAGAGACACTAGTTGAACAAATTGAAGATGAGATTATTGCACTAGGTAATCAAAGCGGTGCTAGTCCAGCTGAGATTGATTACACCGGAGTTACTTGTACAGTTAAAACAGTACTTCATATTACGTAATTAGATAGTTATAATGAAAGCACTCAGATTTGGGTGCTTTTTTTTGACCTAACACTCTAAGTCATGGGTATCGCATAATAAAGATTATGCTTTATAGTTCTTTGGGCTTATTAAAGATGTCTTTGACATCTACTTCTTCGCTTACGCTCGAAGTTCTTTTCTAAATTAGATAGTATATAAACTGTTTATCTAACTGTATGTTCTTAACTGCTTTATCTAGATCTTTCAGCCATACTTCACCTAATGCAAGGCAAAGTATGAAAGACACTTTATCTGAGTCTTACTGCACATACTAATTAAAAGAGATTGTATTTCTACACGGAGGCGGTCAGCCTGTACCCCCTACTCTAGCTTCATCTGGCGGATGCTCTGATAACCGTAATTAGCCAATTATCAAAGTCACGTAGGTTGCTTTTTCTCAGAGCCTACATCTTTTAGTTTTTAAACCTTAAATTTGTTACGTGCCGTCCTGTGTGCAGTCTAGTCTACACGTTCCAAGTAGGTATTTCTCCTACCATCTCCTCTAGGACACGGAGAACACTCCGCATTAGTGGCTGTTATTTCGATAAATCTTCTATTAATATATTCTTTACACTGCCTATACCAAGTCTTATATTGATAATACCGTTGTAATTGTCATCACGTAGTAATACATTTTCATTAAACTGAAAATAGGCTTCCATGTAATTTGTTTCACCTCTTGCTTTACACAAGTAGATTATTTCTCTTGTAAAGTTGTCTTTACCTAACTCTTCTATATCTCTTGTTAAACGGTCACTAGATCCCCAGTAGGTCTTCCAGTCCGTTTCAACAGTTGATCTTCTTTTATTTTTCTTGCCCTTCAGTGGAGGGCGTTTCTTAACTGTCCAGAAAAACTTCTTTCCAATGTAGTCGTGCCCGTTAGTAGTATTTGTAATTCTATAAACAAAGCCATACATCTCCCCAATGTCTTCTGTATCAAAGATCTTGTCCTGATATGTCCAGGGGTTTTCGTATGACAATATTGTTCCTTTCTAAGAAGTGTGTTGCATAATACATTTAGCCAGGCCGAATCAACCCAGGTAAATTTGTGACCAACTACTTATATATCAAAAAACTGTTAATACTGTACATCCTTTGATTACACTATATCTACGTCGGTTCCGTAAGTAGTAAACCCGTTCTCTTTAGTAACAGTCATGATATTATTAACACGACCTGAAAGTTCGTCTTTGTGCGATACTAACCAAATACTCTTGTTCTGCTCACGGCTCATTTTCTTAAGTATGGCCAAACTTGACTCAACTCCACTTGCATCCATTCCGCTGTCTATCAGTTCATCAATGAATAACAAGTTAATAGGGTCGTAGAGGCTTTCGTAAACATCACGGAAACTCCATGACAAACTTAATATAAGTCTATTACGCTCGCCTCTACTTAAATTGTCAAAATCTAATTCTCTACCTAGCTCTGTAATCTCCACTGACAGATCGTTAAGGAAGGTAACTGTGTGTGGCAGTCCGATCTTATCGAGGTAGTAACTAAGTCTAGAATTTAAATAACTTAGATTTTGATCAATTATTCTTTTTCTAATAAAGCTGTCTTTGTTTGTTAACAGCTTTTGTAGGAATTCTTGGTGGTCTCTTAGTGTTCCAAGAGTATTAATGTTTTCATAATCAGGCGCAATTACTGCATGTTCTTCCATCTCTTCAATTTGCTCTTCGTACGGATCACTTTCATTTTCTTTTGTTTCTAGCTGTGCTTGTAAATTAGTTAAACTGTTTTTGTGCTCAAATGCATCAGACTCAACAGTATAAAATGTATCTGGCTTATCACCGGCTTGACCCACTTCTTCTAAGGCTACTACAAGCTGTGTTAAGGTATCCTCATGCACTTTAAGCTCTTGTTTAGCAGTAGTGAGTGCTTGTTCTTTACCAGTTACTACATCTTCATGCTTGGCGTCATGGAACTCTTGCCCACAAGCGTAACATTTATGTTCTTTAAGATCTACTAATTCACTTTCAGTCTTTTCTATTGCTGTCTTTTCCCTAGTGATATCACTCTCAGCACGATTAACAGCCGTTTGTAAATCATTGATGTCTTTTACTTTTTGTTTATATCCAGCTAACTGCTTGTGTGCTTTTAACTCTACATCAATATCAATCTTTTCTAAATTTGTTAGTGCTGACTGTAGCTTATTGATATCTTGTTCATTTTTGGTAACCCACATTGTTTGTCTACGCTTGAGGTTTTCAATTTGCTCGAGCATTTTAACATTAGCATCCTTTTGGACTCCAATTTTAATTTCTTCTTCTTTGATAGTGTCTTTGGTTGCTTTGAGTCTTTCTTTTAAACTGTCTGCTTTTTCACTTAATAAAGTAATGCCTAACAGTTGTTCTATGATATTTTTTTGATCGTTAGCCTTAAGGTTTAAGAAAGGTTCTGTGTAAGTGTTTAATGCAACTAAGTGTTTGAACATGTCATGACTCATACCTAACATGGATTCAATAAACTTCTGTGTTTCTCTTGAATCTCCTTGTGCTTCGTCGGTAATTTCTTGTTCGTCTTCGCCCACATAAAACTTCATAACATTAGGCTTGCGTCCACGTTCTATACGATAAATTAACCCTTGATGTTCAAACTCAACAGTAACCAACATACCTTTTGAATTGGTTTTATTAATTAAGTTGTCACGTTTGATATTGGTTAACGCTTGTCCATATAAACTATATGATAGGGCGTTTATGATAGTGGTTTTACCCGTACCATTTCTAGCACCACTATCATCGCCTCCGAGGTCTATGTTAACACCTAGTACCAGTGTTAAGTCATTTCGGTCAAAGTTAACTGCTTGTGTAGCGTTACCTACACTCATGAAGTTTTTAACTGTTAGTGTTTTTATTTTAAACAATTATAGATCCCTATAAATTTCTAACAACATTTTAGGATCGTAATGATCACTTTCAATACTAGTTAATTGATTAGTAACAATCGTATCCACTGATTCAAACTTTAATTCACCTGGCTGTACATCTTGCGTTAGGTCAGTATTCTTAACAGGAATAAGAGTAAGTTCACGTAGTCCGTATTTGCTAACAAATGTTTCTCGTATGTAACTAGCTTCTTCGTATGATATATCAATGTTTAAGTTAACACGAATGTGCATTTTATCTAACAATAACTCATCTGGTTTTGCTAGCATTTGGTCTAGATTATACACTCTGTATCTAGGTTGATCTGGCCATGTATGATATTCTGGAGCTTCTCCCCATTTAAGAATAGTCATGCCTCTTTCATCATCACCTGCATCTGCATAGTTGTGAGGAAAGCAATTGCCAGTGTATATAATATTTTTGTGCTGTTGTCTTTTATGGAAGTGCCCTGTGAACACTGTCTCCATACCCTGGAAGTCCTCACGTTGTATCTCACCATGATCGGGCATCTGTACCATAGCATTCATAAAGAAGTGAGGTAGTTCCAAGTGTCCGAACATATAACGACCTTCTAGCTTAGGAATCTTTTTATGATCATCTCCTACTAGCCAAGGCACAAACTGTACATCTCCTTCTGCCTCAAAGTCATTCATGATGTGTACATTTTTGATATGTTTGGCCCATGACGCACTTTGAATATCACGCTTGTCTCTATAATATAAATCGTGATTACCGGGGATAAAGAACACGCGATCAAATGCTTCACCTAATAGTTCTATAGCTGTTAAACTATAGTTAAGTGTTATAATATTGATTGCGGCACGATTATTATGCCAGTCGCCCATCATGATACAAGTTTCACAACCTTCTTGTTTGGCTTTTTCAATAAACCATTTAACAAAATTTAAACAATCTTCGTTATGAGTAGTAGAATTGGACTTTAAGCCAAAATGGATGTCAGTAAGAATTGCCGCTTTTTTAAATAAGTTACTCATACCTTCCTTGAATGAATAAAAACTATAATATTATTATACGGTGTTTTTAAGCTTTTGTCTTGTCTTTTGGTGCAATTGTAGTAACCTCAGCTTCCCCATTTGGATCACTTTTGTCTGGACCACTATTTTGTCTAGTCCAACTTGGGTTTAATCCGTTCATTTCTAAAATGTCATCACGTATTGATTGGTTTTTCTTTTCAATGTTTAACACTCTAGTAAATGAATTAGTGATAGCCGCAGTGTAGTAAGCAAATGGATTGTCTGATTTAGATTCGTCAAACTGTAATCCTATCTGCGATAGCT